TGTCGAGTTTGCGTATTGTGAACGCATTGCGAAGATAAGACCTGTTGGACCGTTCATTGGCTGAACGCCGCAAACGTCATAAGCGATAAGGTTTGGCATCGAACGACGTACGAGTGAAATCAGTACTGGATCGAAGTTTGCAACCTGGCCGCTGCCTACGGAGTTGACGTGACCGTCACCTTCGCCAAGCATTTGCTGTGAGCTACCTTGGCCAGCAGCCTCGCGAAGCGCACGCTCTGTGTTCTCAAGCACTGTCGCTGTGACAAGGCGCTTGTGAGCATCTGTAATTTCTGGAAGATCCGAGTGCTCGAGCACTGGCTTCCACTTGGTATTTAGTTCCTCAGCTAACATTTTATTCTCCCTTTATCCTTAGGATTTGTTTATTATTTATCAAATTAAAACTTTTTGGTTCTCGAAATCGCGCTGACATAGTTTGCCATTTCACCAACTGCTTTAGGCTTAGTTTCTTCGTTAAGACCTTCTGTTGCTTCTTCCGAAATAACGCCAGTATTAACTTCCTTCTTTTCAGAGAAGTACTTGCCCTTTAGAATGTCGAGCTTCTTTGCATAAGACTCGCTATCTGTGAACTCGATACCTTCTGCAAGTGTGCGAAGCTTTTCTACCTGTGTAGCAGCAAGACCTTCAGACACTTCGTCGAACGTTGCTTCCATTGTAGCTTCGTCGATGACTGACTGTAGTTCTAATTGCGTGTTTATAGACTCGTCGAGCTTTGCTTCTAGCTCTTCGAGTTGTGCCTTCAATTCACCGACTACATCAAGCTTCTCTTCAGGCACTGTGATGTATGATTCAGCAAACAGATTGTAGAGGCCTTCCATGAAGTTCTCTGCAATATCGGCGCGGACTGTGGATTCGATAGCAAGCTTGTTATCTTCCATCCACGATTCTACTACATAGTCGAGGTACTGATCGACTTTTGTAGTGATCTCTTCTTTTACTTCTTCTACTGCTTCGTCGAGCTTCGTAGCGAATTCTTCTTCGAGACGAGCTTCTTCGATCGAAACGCGAGCTGATACAGCTGATTCGAAGATTGTTGAAAACTTTTCTTTTGCTTCTTCAGTAAGATCTTCGCCATCAAATACTTCGTTGATGTCTTCCTTCACTGCGTTCAGCGTAGGCATTGGCATCTTACCAATAGCAGGAGCTCCACCAGGAGCAGTCGCTGAAGGAACGCCATCAGCACTATATTGCTTGATTGAATCGTTAAAGAAGTGCGAAAGATCTTCACCCTTCAGTTGTGCAAGAAGCGAGCTAAAAGTAGCTAGCATCTCTGCGCGTGTTGGATTCGGCTTCAATGTTTCCGAACCAGCAGATTCATCGATACCGTCTTGAACGATTTCACTCGTATCTTTATTTGACATTTTTGACTCCTTGTAGATTTTATTTATTTATTCTAAGTTAGATTTTAGAAATTTTATTGAGGAAGTTCTCAAAAATTTCAAACTTTTTAGCATCGAGCTGCTTCGAAAAAGATGCGCTTTCAATATTTTGCACAGTTTGCTCTAACATCTTCTGTGCATTTTTCTTTGCAACTAACAGATCATCTTGCCAAACCCATTCTACGCCTTCCATAATGCCATTCACGAATGCATCTGGAGCAGAAGGATCTGCTACGATATCTGCAGCTGTGGCCAAATAGAAATCGTCTTGAACTTCGTTGATGCCTTCTCTATTTAGCTTCAACGAACCCATGCCTCTGGAAGATACACCGAGCTTTACGCCCTCTCCGATGAGACCTTTGGCGATGTTACCCATTGGAGTATCCATCAACTTAGCACGACCTACAAAGTTGGCGCCCTCTTTCTTCAAAGAAGTGATCATGTGAGATACACGATCGAGGTTAATGGACGGACCGTCAGGATGACCTAACTCGCCAAGAGCTCTGCCTTTCTGAATGTAAGTTTCGTCGTAACGATTAACTTCTTTTTCAAGGGTTTCTACAGGATACATACGACCGTTACGGTTCTTAATGCCTCCTTGTAAGAAGATACCTTCGATGTATACGTTCTTCTTCCCGTCTTCACGAGCTTCTGTGATACATTTCAGATCTTCTACAACTTCTGTGATTAGCTTCATGTTAGTACCTTATCTCAAATATTCTGAAGTGGTGCCTAGTTTCTGCAGCTCAACAATGCAGTAAGCGTTAGATGAACCAACGAAGTTAACTACTAAGTTTGCAGTAGGATTTACATTGAGCGGAATTCCGCAACCTGCATAATCCTTCTGACCAGTAGAATCGTATACTGCTACGAGAGTTGAACCTCTAAGAACTTGGATCGAACCGACGCCGTCAGTACCCCATACAACTTGAGTGATGTATGCACCTGAGATAACTTCGTCACCGGTAGCAATGCATGTAGATGTTCCGGCAACGTTAGTCGTCGTGCTGTTGCCAGAGACAACTACGTTGCCTGAATTCGCAGCAGAGACGTGAAGAACGAACGAGGCATTTTTTCTATTTGAAACTGTTACGGCCATTATTCACCTCTGTGTTGAATAGAGAAGTCCAACATTTGCTCGATGCCTTCTGCTGTATCGCATGCTAGCATGAACTCACGTTGGTTATCTTCGTTGAGTTTTTCAAAGACCGATACCATCGTTCTCTTGTGTGTTTCAGAAATGTCAGCAAGCTTGGCAAGTAGACGCTCTTCTTTGCGAAGTGGTTTGCCACCACGCTCTGCTGAAAGCTTAGCGGCGATCGCCATGACTTGGCGCTTCTTCTGTGACTTGCCTTGGAACTGAGGAGCATCAGACTTTTGGAAATCCTTGACTACGGTTCCCATCGAAGCTTTCTTCATGTCGAGTTTTTCATCGACTTGCTCGGCTTCTTCGTTGGCAATCTTACGAACAGCATTCTTACGATTGTAGTACTTGCGAGCTCCATCAGCACTATTGCTTTTTGCAAACAAACCGCCAAGTTGCTTACCAGCTTTTTGTGCGTATGCATCTTTCTTTTCAGCCGAGATCTCATCGATCTGCTCAGCTTCTTCAGACATCTTCATTTCGCCACTACGGCGCTTCAAAGCCATCGTACGACCAGCTGCACGCTTCTTCAGAGTCTTAGTATCTGATCCGTCCTTTGACCAATCTCCTCCGCCTATCTTCATCTTATCGGCTATCTTCTTGCCTTGTTCGCCAGCCTTATTATAATAAGTGCGTACAGTAGGTTCGCTGAGTTCGTCAATCTGATCGGCTTCTTCTTTAGCCATCACTTTAGCTTTTTCAATACCAGCCATTCTGCCGCCGTATGACTTACGACCTGCAAGATCGCGGCTCGCGGTACGATCCTTACCGCCTTCATTGTCAGCAATTGACTTTGCTTTCATGCGATAACCGCGTAGGGTAGCGTGAGAAAGTTCTTCTAGCTCTTCAGCTTCCTCAGCAACTTTCTTCTTCGAACGTAGAAGTTTGAAGTCATGAGCATCGACCTTGCCATTATGATTGGCATCGATCTTGTGCTGATTGCCTTTCAGCTCTTCGTAAACTTCTTCATCTTCGCCAGGATTGTAACCCTTACGATCTTTCTTGCGATCAGCCATCTTGACCTTCGAGCCTTTAAAAAGCTCGTCGTCATTGCCGTTGCGATCGTCAGTTTTTGCAACTACGTGCTTGTCAATGAACTTCTGCTCGTCAGGATTCTTGACGACCATCGGCCCAAGCTGTCTTTCATTTAAGAAATCTTTAAGCGTCTTCGCCATCGTCGTCTTCTTCCTCTGTGTCTAAATCTAAATCTTCTAGGTCGAGATCTTCTATATCAAATTCTTCGTCTTCGAACTCATCTTCGAACTCTTCGTCGTCGATGTCAAAATCCAAATCATCTTCGAATTCTTCTTCATCGGTATCTTCAGGTTCGTCAGAAGCAAACATTTGTTGAGCATATGTGGTATGCTCGTCTTCTAATCTCGCTACGATCTTCTGACCCATGAGATCATCAAACGCTGTAGCAAAGCGAGTTGGCTGCTGTTCGACAGCTGCTCCAATTAGTTCGTCAATATCCATATAAAATCTCCAAAATTCTTTTACTATTTATAATGTATTTATTTTCCTACCAAATCTGGTACATTTGGAATAGAAGTAGCTTTCGCTTTAGGTTTTCCAGGCGCCAGAGGAGCAGCATCATCCTCGGTAGGCGGCACGCCTGCATCTCCAGGAGGAAGTGGCTGTCCGTCTGGACCCATTTCTGGTGGAGCATATTGAGGATTATCAATTTCATCGGCGATCTGCTTGTCGATCTGTTCCATATCTTCTTCAGTCTGATAAAGAACGTTGCGGCGGATCCATTCGTGTGAGTAGTATTTGCCTGCATAGTCATCGACATCGCGAAGCATCGAGATACGATCGCGAAGGATCTCTGTGTTCTTTAGCTCAGCAAAGTGATTATCTTCTGTGAATTCATATTTAAAGTTGTATTTAAATTCTGACCAATCTTCCGAGGTAATAATACCTTTCAGAATCAGTTGCTTCTCAAGAATCTTATTGAAAACATCAGAGAATCGTGCGCGAAGGCGAGTAATGAATTTAGAAAATTTAACTTCGTCACGAGTCACTTCCGTGGCTCTTCCGAAGTTGAACGCCTGTTCAGGATCAAGACGAGAGATAGGAACGTTCAGAGCTTTATAAAGCTTACGTTGGAAGTAAACGATATCGTCGATCTGTCCGAGGTTTTGTCCACCTGGAAGAGTAGTGATTTCTGTGCCCTTACCGCCTTCACGACGAGGTAGCCAGAAATCTTCGAGCATTGTCATGTGCTTACGGTCGTCGCGAATCTCTCCGGTTCCTGCATCGTACACTACCTTATTCTTAAAGCGAGTCATCACATCACGAAGATATTGCTCAGCTTTCATTTTAGGTAGGTTACCAACGTCGATGTAGAAGATACGACGTTCAGGTGCACGAGAGATACGATAGATGACCAATGAGTCTTCCATCGCCTTTAACTGGTTGAGTGGCTTAATTGCCTTCTGTAGATAACCAAGAACCATGTCACCTTTGACGTTGACAAGGCCAGAAGATACGTTGATAATGGAATCGACTGCTATCTTAATGCCTTGTGTAGTAGGATCTTGATAGTTAGGCTGAGTTGGTACTTTACCGAAACCATTCTCATTGTAGATATAGAACTCTTCGCCCGTTGCAGGAATAATGACGTTCGAATCCTTGGCAGCTTTTCTTTTCTTGTAAGTTTTGACTTTACGAAGCTTGCGAGGATCTACGTAGCGTAGTTCTTGAATGCCTTCGCGAGGAGCCTTCTCGTCAATCATTAAGTGATAGAATATTCTACCATCGACATACCACTTGCGGAAAATTTCATAGGCGTGCTGATTAAACTCGAGCAGCTCGAGCACTTTATCAAACTCATCGAGGATAAGTTTCTTGACTTTGTCTGGTTGCTTTAAGTCGTCAAGATTTAAAGATACGACTTCTTTCTTTGGATCAATAACAACAGCTTCGTTGATAATATCATCGACAGCAAGTTCGATGTCTGGATGCTGAGCCATCTCTCTATACTTCGAGACGAGCTCTGACTCGGTGCGAATGGCACCTTCCATATCAACATACTGGCCATAAGCTCCACCTTCGGCAAGAACAAGAGCTCCATCATCGTCCTGTTTTGGGGCAAATGATGGAAGCTCTTTTTCTTCTTGCTTTCTTTTAATTTCAAAACCAAATAACTCGGCCATGGGTTCTCCAATTTAAATAACGAAAAAGTAAAGGGAATGATTACCCTTTACTTATTAATCACCGCCGGCGTCGCCTGTGACACTGTCTCCAACATTCCAATAGTCGTACTGGAATGTAACTTGGAACAGTTCGATCTGATCGGTTGTAGACCAATCGAGTTCGATTGGGCTGATGTTGCTTGGGAAGATACCGTTGAAATCGTATGAACGAAGCTTCGATCCATCCTTAGCAAACTGAGTAACTGTCGCCTGTGACTTATAACGATTGATTTCTCTTACGTTACGTTGTAGACGATTGATAGCATTCGACCATTCTTCCATGGCGTTACGAATCAGGAAGTCTTCATCGTTGATAATCGTAACTGTCCATTCGGCGAATGTTCTATCACCAGCTAACTTCATTTGACGACCGAAGTAAAATACTGGAATGACACCGAGGTCAGAGCCAGGCAGTTGAGCTGCCTGACACATGAATCGGGTTTTTGCATCTCCAGAACTGTTCGCAGGATTAAAAATATCCACTTGGAACAGGTTTTGTCTTGCACCGCCGTAAGTTAGTTGGCTTCTCATTTCATTGATATTAAAAGCCATTTACTTTCCTCCTAGGTTTATTTTATTTATTAGAACTGGCCAGCGATTTCATTGAACTCGACACCAGATCTTACGGCGACGAAGTTTAGCTGAATGAAGTTGATCGACCTAGCAGGCTTGATGTAGATGTCTCCAACAAATCTATTACTGTCGATTACTTCAGCAGTATTGTTTGTTTCGTCACAAACCACGCGGAAATCAACGATTCCACGACGTCCTTGAACGTCACGTAGGTAAGGTTCTACAAGGTTTCTAAACTGCGATCTTGTGAATTCGTCATTGAATTCGAACAATGTAGAGTTAGAAGCTGTAGCGATCGCTTTTTCAAGAACGATGAACAGACGACGTACGTTGATACGATCGAATGCGCTTGTACGACCTAGAAGAGTTTTGTCTCCATAAAGAACTGTGCCTTGGCCTGGGAATGTCACAACTGGATTGACATCGTTCTTATATAGAAGATCTCTTTCAGATTTGCTTGGGCTGAAAGCAAGCTTTACAAGGTTCTTTACTTGGCCACGGGTGAAACCGGCCGGTGAGAACCAAGGATCTCTTACGCTATCGCTACGTGCAGTAATGCCTGCCATATCACCGTTCAGTGGAATGTAGCGATATACATCTGCATACTTATCGTACTGATACTTGTAACCAGAATCGAGGAATGCATATGAAGTATTACGCAAAGCATTTCTAAAGTCTACGATGTTCTGTGCTTGTTGGTTTTCTACGTTAATACCTACAACATCAGAATATGCAGGAGAAACGAATACTACGCAATCCTTACGAACTTCTGCAATGTTATCGATCAGATAGTTGGCTAGCTGAACGTCGTTAGTTCCGATTGCCTTACCTTGAAGAATAAGAGAAACATCGACTGTGCTTGCATCTGCAAAGAGATCATATGCAGAACCAAGAGCTGCCATCGACACTGTGCTTTCGTTAGCGCCGTCTGTACCACGAACGAACGAACGTGTGTAAGTTGTCGTGTTAGTAGAATTAGCAACGTTTGACAGAGTATTAGAAGCTGCACCATCACGATCGTTTGTAGCCCAAATCCAACGTGAGAAGTCGTTGATTGCAGTCTTATAGTAGTTAGTCGTACCGTCATCTTTCTTGGCATCTGTTGCACGTGAAAGGTTTTGGTAGATTTCAAGAACTTGACCAGGTGTTCCGCTGATCAGACCGTCTTCGTCAACTACAACAACTGAAACT